GTGGGGAAGAAAATAAAAAAGTATTAGAAGACCAACAAAAATCATACGAATCATTTGCTAAACAACTTTCAGGAAGTGTAGTAAATGCTTTACAAGGTGTTTATGATGCAATGCAAAAAGGTGATAGTTTTGGTAAGGCATTTTTGGATATGTTAGGAAAAATTACCGAACAATTAATAGCAATGGTAATTCAAACATTGATATTTAGAGCAATTATGGCTGCCTTAACAGGTGGTGGTAGTGAAGTTGGAATTGCAGCATCTAATGTTGCTGGGTCTGCTGGTAGAATATTAATGATTCCTAAATATGCTGAAGGTGGTATTGTTAATAAACCACATATCGGAATGGTTGGTGAGGCTGGTCCTGAAGCTATTATCCCATTAAATAAATTAAGTGGGTTTTTAAATACTACATTTAACGCAGGTGCAATGAGTGGTGGTGGTGCAATGGCAGGTGGCGGTTCATTTGTATTAAAAGGTAATGATTTAGTTTTAGCATTACAAAGGTCTAATCATTCACTTAACTTAAGAAGGGGAATATAATGGCATACGCAAATAAATATAAAATAACAATGGCTTCCAAAAGTGGCAGCATTACGGAATTGTATTTATTAGAAGATGATTATGCTGGTAGTGTAATTGAATATCCAGCAACTACAATTCAGTTGCAATATATCCCTAGAAGTGATGATATTTTTGAGCCTATTTATGCAAGTCAATTAAGTATAGGTGTTGATGTTACGGATGACATTGAAAATATGCCAAATTTAACAACATTAAACGATAGAAAGTATTTATGTAAACTTTACTATGATGAAACTTTAGAATGGCAAGGGTGGGCATTAAGTGATAGCGTTCAGTTTTCATATACAACAGGAAGGAAAGAACTTTCATTTAACGCAGTAGATGGTTTGGGTATATTAGAAAAGATTAAATACCCATTAGCAGAAGATTATGTTTTGAGTGATTTTAATGATTGTTTATTTTACATATTAAACTCATTAAACGCAATTGATTTTCCTACTAACTTAAATGTTATTACAGGAATAAGTTATTATGCAGATGGAATGTATAATAGGTCAACATTAAGTTGGGCTGACCCATTAAAGCAATCATTTTTAAACTTTGCTTTATTTATTACTAATGATTATCAAGTTGATAATTGTTTGGCAGTTTTAACTAAAATAGTAAAAGGATTTGGTGCAAGATTATTTCAAGCACAAGGGAAATGGCAAATAATTGCAGTTTCACAATTTGCACAAGAAACATATTGGTTTACTGAATATGATAATGCTGGGTTGGTTGTAGATTCAGGAACTACAAGTTTTAATGGTTTAATAGATGGTTATAGTGGTAATGAAACAGGTTTATTCTTTGTTGATAATAGCCAAATGAAAATATTAAGAAAGGGTTATAACAAAGTACAATTTGACAAACAAATTCAATATCCTTCAAACTATATTACTAATGGTGATTTAAAGCAAGTAACATCTTCAGGAGGTTTATTACACGCTTACGCTTGGACTGAAGATGTAAATGGCGGTTTAATATTTGTAGCACCATATCCTAGTAGGTTATCAAACGATTATTACATAGATATTACAAATGTTGTAGCACCTTACAACGCATCAATAAGACCTACATATTTCCCTAATATTGCTTTTAATGAAGTGGTACAAATTTCTTTTAATTCAAATCTTGTAGCGGTTGGTGCAACTGTTCCCGATGCCTTTTTTATATTAAGGATTCAATTGCAAACACCAGCAGGTTTTTATAGCATAGATAATAATAAAGAATGGGAGTTTGGCGGTTCAAGTTATTATTTTGAGCCTTACGATGTTGATACAACATTGACTGAATTAAGTTTGACTTTGCCACCTGCACCCGAATCAGGAACAATTTATTTTGAATATGTATTAGCTAAACCTGCTTCTACTTATTGGAAATCAACAGTAGAGGCAAATGAAGTAAGTAACTTTATATTTACAATTCAACCTGCTTTTCAATCTTATCAATGTATTGGCTCATTAAATAATACGGATGAGTATGTATTTAATGCAGATTTAGATTTAGGATTTAATGATAGTTATAATGGGTACTATTCTTATAAAGGATTTTTAGCAGATGAAGATGGTTTAAACTTAAAGAATTGGTATCGTTACGAATATTTATCGGATAAGTATCGTTCATTAAGTCAATTAGTAATTAGACAATATTCTAATAACTTAAACAAGAATGTAATCAATATAGATTCAACATTTATGGGTATGAATACCGATGAAGGTAGATTTAGCGGTGCAATGAGAATAAAGGCAACTGATACTGACCCAGCACAAATAAGCGTTGCTAATAAGCAATATATGGTTGGTAATACAACAATTGATTTATTTAATGATACTATTCAAGGAACATTATTAGATATTAATAGTGATAATGTTGAAGCTAATATTTACGAAGTAATAAACTCAACAAGCACACCACCATTTGTTCCTTCGGTTGCACATTTTAGGTCTAATGGTTATGTAACAAGTGCAGAGGCTTTAGCAGGAACATTAACTGCAACTGAAATATTTACATTAGATGGAATTACTGACCCTGATTATGGTGATGTGTTTTATGAAGATGAAGATGGTGGATTAACTTTTAACGGAGATTACTTATGGTATAAGGTAGAAACAGTATTTCCAAATACAAAAGTTTACCAAATAAGGATTGATGGAGTGATAATAGGAATATATACTTAAATTTGTAGTTATGGCAGACAATGTACAAGGCAACAATATAATGTTGTATTATTTTGAACCACCTTCGGTTACATATCCAGCAGGTAGGGATATTCCGTTTTCGTGTTCTACAAATTGCACATTTAGTGTAAGTGTTGACCAAAAAGAAGTAACAAGCCAAACGAGTGCGTGGTATAGAGAATACAAGAACGATACTGCAACTTGGAGTGTAACTTGTGATGGTCTTATAACTTTGGATGGTTATGGCTATTTATTCTTACTTGAGCAACAACAAGATAGGACTACAATTTTAGTAAAGTTTGTTATTGACAACGGAGTTGATGGGTTGGTAGTAATTAGTGGGGATTGCAATTTAACAAGTTTACAAATAAATGCACCTTACAAAGACATTGCGACTTATTCAGTTAGTTTACAAGGTACAGGTGCTTATGCAACAACAGGAACGGAAATCAATCCTGAAGGGGTTGTTATTGTTGCTGGAGGTGCGGTTTACACAAAGGGAACAACGGCAGCAGGTGGCGAAACTACTATTACTTATGGCGATATGATAGGCAAGGCTTGTCTTTATGTTTCTCGTGGTGGTATAGATGTTCAAGATATTTTAACGACAGGAACGCCTGTGGATGAGCAAGTGAAATGGAATAGTACAACAGGGGTATTGACATTTGGAAGGGTATTAGAAAGTGGGGAGTTTATTAGGGCATTATTTCAATAATTTAGTTATAAATTAATATAAGATGGCAAATCAAATAGTTGTTTCAGCAGGTGCGAAAGTGAGGAATTTACAAGATGTAATTATTGGAACAAGTGGGGTATTGACTTCATTAGGATTTGATGTTGCAAATGGTGTGCCAAGACTTGATGTAAATGGTAAGATTTTAGTAAGTCAATTACCTAACTCGGTTATGGAGTATAAGGGTACTTGGAACGCTGCTACTAACACACCAACCCTTGCTAATGGCACAGGAAATCAAGGAGATGTTTACTTATGTAATGTGGCAGGTACTGTTGACTTTGGTGCTGGTGCTATTGCTTTTGTAGTAGGAGACCAAGTTATTTATAGCGGTTCTATATGGCAAAGGGCTTCAGGTGCAACAGGAACAGTTACGAGTGTAGCGGTTACTGAAAGCGGAGATAGTTTAAATATCACAGGCTCACCAATTACTACCAGCGGAACGATTAACATAGGGTTCAACGGAACTAATTTACAATATGTAAACGGAGCAGGAAACTTAACAACCTTTCCTACTTTAATCACTTCCATAGGTTTATCTATGCCGAGTGCTTTTAGTGTCGCAAATAGCCCTTTAACGGCTAATGGAACGATTGCAGTAACAGGAGCAGGTGTTGCTTCACAATATATCAGGGGAGATGGTACTTTAGCAGATTTCCCTTCAAGTGGCGGTGGCGGTTCTTCGGTTTCGTATTATCTTAACGGAGGAACAAGTCAAGGCACTATTGGTGGTACTACTTATTACGAAATGAGTAAAACTGCGGTGATAGGAACAGGGGTTGATTTCGCTAAATCAGGTGATGGTTTTATAGTAGCTTTCTTAACGGATGCTAACGACCCTGCACAATTAAACATACCAGCAGGAAATTGGAACTATGAGATTTATGCACAAATGAGTGCTAACGG